AGTATGAACATTATATTAACTCTCTTGTAACAGTTCCAATGAATCAATGTCAATTTGATGCTTTGTGTTCTTGGGTATATAACCTAGGCCCAGCTAATTTAAAAAGTAGCACGCTTCTTAAAACTTTAAATTTAGGTAATTACAATGGAGTTCCAGAACAAATTATGAGATGGAACAAAGCAACTGTAAATGGTGAAAGAAAAGTTTTACCTGGCCTTACAAGAAGAAGAGAAGCAGAAGCAACAATGTTTAAAGGCGAAAAATGGCTCTAACTAAAATTTTATTTAATCCCGGTATCAACAAAGAGATGACTGACCTTGTGGACAAGGGTGGCTGGGCTGATGGAAATTTAATTAGATTTAGAAAAGGCTTGCCAGAAAAAATGGGTGGTTGGGCCAAAACAACAAATGAAAACTACCAAGGGACTGGTCGAGCGCTAACAGCTTGGGTTGCACTTGATGCTACAAAATACTTAGGACTAGGAACTACGTTTAAATACTATGTTACAACTGGTGATGCTCTTGAAGATGTAACCCCTATTAGAGCTACAACAACTAACGGAATTGTTTTTGCAGCAACCAATGGATCTTCTACCATAACTGCAACTGATTCTAGCCATGGTGCTGTTGTTAATGACTTTGTAACTATTTCAGGTGCAGCAACTTTAGGTGGTGTAATAACTGCTGCTGTATTAAATCAAGAATATCAAATAACCTCTGTTATAGATGCAAACAATTATACTTTTACAGCTAAAAATTCTTCAGGAGATGCTATTGCAGCAAATTCAAGCGACACTGGTAATGGTGGCGCAGGAGTAGATGGCGCTTATCAAATTAATGTAGGGCTAGATTTGTATGTCTCCTCAACTGGTTGGGGAGCAGGTTTATGGAGCGCTGGAACATTTGGATCTGTAACAACTTTGTCTCAAACAAATCAATTAAGGTTATGGTCGCATGATGCATTTGGTGAAGATTTAATTATTAATCCTAGGGCTGGCGGTATATATTATTGGGACGAATCATCTGGAGTCACCACTAGAGCAGTAGACATTACAACTTTATCTGGAGCAAACTTATCTCCAACCAAAGGCTTGCAAGTTATTGTTAGTGACATTGATCGTCATGTTATTGTGTTGGGCGCAGACCCTATTGTGGGGAGTGCTAGAACTGGGGCTATTGATCCTTTGCTTATTGCATTTTCAAATCAAGAAAGCATTACAGAATGGGATCCAAGCGCTACAAACACAGCAGGGTCATTAAGACTTTCATCTGGCTCTCAAATTGTTGGTGGATTACGATCAAGACAAGAAATTCTTATATGGACTGACACATCTTTATACACCATGCAGTTTATAGGTGCTCCATTTACTTTTGGGATAAACCTTATCAATGAAAACGTTGGCCTCATATCTCCTAACGCTGCTATTAATGCACCAGACGGTGTTTATTGGATGGCTAGAGATGGGTTTTATACTTACAACGGGTCAGTACAAAGATTGCTTTGTTCTGTTCTAAACTATGTTTTAGATGACTTTAATTCAAGCCAATCATTTAAAACAATTGCATTTACAAACAGAGAGTTCAATGAAGTCGGTTGGTTCTACCCATCTTCTTCTAGCACAGAAATAGATAGATATGTTACATACAATTATTTAGAAAAAGCATGGAGCATTGGAGAGCTTTCAAGAACAGCATGGTTAGACGATGGTATATTCGAAAAACCTCGTGCAACAGGCAAAGACAGTTCTGTTAATTATATTTACACCCATGAAAGTTCAGATGATGCAGATGGTATTCCAATGGACAATGTGTTTATTGAGTCTGGTGATATTGATATTGACGATGGCGAGAAGTTTAGCTTTATTAGAAAAATCATTCCAGACGTTAAGTTTTTTGGAACTAACTCTAATGGCGGGCAAATAAATTTTGTTTTAAAAACAAGAAACTTCCCTGGAGATAGTTTATCTACCAACTCAACCAGCGATGTAACAAGTAGTACACAACAAAATCATGTAAGGGCTAGAACCAGACAAATGGTTTTTAGGGCTCAGTCAGACGATGATGCAGCAACAAGTGCAAGAACAGGGTTCAAATGGAGACTAGGAGCAAATAGATTTGACATTAGGCCTGATGGTAAAAGGTAATGGGAAAACTTCTTGAAAGTAGGTTACCATTAGCTATAACTGATGTTGATGCGAACATATTCAATCGTCTAGTTAGAATACTAGAGATTAACTTAGGAAAGTTTGATCCGAGTTCGACACCACAGTTTAATGATTCTAATATTGGCACTTTAGGTTTTAACGCAGGTGATGTAATATGGAATACATCTATCGGTGTTTTGCAAGTTTATACTGGCAACCGATGGATTCAGCTACATGCTCCTGTGAGTCCACAGGGGTACGAACTGCAAGCATCCGTAGGTTCTGTTACAATTAAAATAGCAGGAGACACGACAATAAACCTCGGCTCTAGTACATAATACTAGGACGTAGAAAAATGGTACACATAAATTATGGAATTATCTAACGTTTACAAAGGCTGGTTCTGGGATGATGTAAATAAAAGAATGTATCGTTGGCATGATCTAGAGCTCTTAATGAAAGAGCGAGAACTAAGTAAAAACAAAACAACATGAAAGATTTATCGCAAGGAAACAAAGGCATTCAAGCATTAGCTAAAAAAAATCCAGCTCTTGTTGAAAACAAGTTTGGTTATGATGTACCTGGATACATGGCCGGCGGTATTGCTCCGATGATGCCTATGTATATGGATGATGGTGGATTTGCTACTGGTTTTGGTTTTGGAAACAATTCAACAAATTTTGTAAATCCTTTTTTAGATGGTTTTGATTTAACTGATGAAGAATTACAAGATTTTATTGATCAATACGGTCTTGATGGTACTGGAGCAGCTCAAGCTGGTGCAAATACTATAACTCGTGATGATGCTTTTGCTAGAGGATACGGAGCACCGCAAGCTGACAGAATAGCTGAAGGCATAGACCCTTCTAAATTAAATTATGAAGATACTCCTTCTAACATACTGCCTGGTGCAGATATTACAATTAATGCAAGAGATGAAAATCCAGCAGCTTATAAATTCTATCCAAGTGAAGTATCAAAACTTTATTCACAAATGAAAGGCGTGCCTTTCTCACCATTAGTGGCTCCTCCTAAAGAAGCAACTTATGTAGATGAATTGGGTTTATATGACGAAGCAGGAAATGAAACACCTCAAAGAAGAATAACAAGTCAGCTTTATGCTAAAGACGGAACCTATGTAAATGGTTACGCAGATGGAACAGGAGAAAATGGAGTTGAGTATCCTCAAAGAGAAGAGTTGGTTACAGGCCCTGGTGGAGAAAAAGGAGACAAGATACCAGCTATGTTAAGCGATGGCGAGTTTATCTTTAACGCAGCAGCTGTTAGAGGCATGGGTATTATGGCTGGAGCCAACCCAAAAGATGAATACGAACAAAGATTATTAGGTGCACGTCAGATGTACGATTATCAAAAACAAGCCGAAGAAATGGCAAAGAGGTATAAATAATGGGCGTTTTTAGTAGCAAAACAGTAGAAGGACCTCCAGCTGACGTTATAACAACGCCGCAAACTGGTTATTCTTTTGTTTCTCCGTACATGGAGGATTACTCTAGAAGATTATTAGGATCTTATTTTGGCTCGCCAGGTGAATACGAGGGTCTTATATCTAGACCTAGAGACATTCCGATTGAACAAACAGCGGGACTTACACCATTACAAATACAAGCTCGTCAACAAGCAGGGCAGTTAGGAAACTTTCAAGGTCAATTAGATCAAGCAGGCGGACTCTTTGGTCAGCAGAGAGGATCTGTAGAAGAAGCTCAACAAAGAATTAGAGATGCAGACAGGTTTATGCCTCAAGCAGAAAGTTTTATTGGTCAAGGCGCTGATACCATTCAAGGTGGTTTGGGAGCATTGGGTAGAGCAGAGCAAAGCGCTATGGGTGCAACAGGAATGTATGACCCATCAATGGCTCAAAGTTTTTTTAACCCTTATGAAGATCAAGTTGTTCAACAAACATTAGAAGACATCAATCGACAATCAGCGCAAGCAGACATAGGTTTAAGAGATAGAGCTATATCTCAAGGTGCATTTGGTGGATCTCGTGGCCGCATATCCCAAGAGGAACTTGCCCGACAGACAGGACGTGGCGCGAGTGAGGCTGTGGCTGGCATTAGAAGTGCTGGCTTTGGTCAAGCTCAGAATCAAGCGCAACAAGCGTTTGAAGCTCAACGTGGTGCTCAACAAGGATTAGCATCATTGCAAGGCAACCTAGGCTCTCAACAAGCTCAAATTGGCTCTCAACAAGCAGGTCTTGGATCTCAAATGGCTGGGTTAGGTAGACAACAAGTTGGAACAGCTCAAGCATTGGGTGGACTTGGTCAACAATTTGGACAAGTTGGTCAAGGCATTGCAGGGCTAGGATTGCAAGGGCAGAATCAACTAGGCAATCAAGTCAATATGTTGAATCAACTTGGTCAACAGGGTCAACA